GGGGCGTTAGGTCGAAGATCAGATCAGTTGGTTATTGATGCGATGGATGCGTCCACACCGTTAACGTCTACTGTTGGAACTGCGGTGGGTGGTGCTGGCACCAACTTAAATATGGCGAAGATCATCAAGGCTCAAGTCGAGCTACGCAATCAAGGCGTTCCGAATTCGGAACTCTTTGCGTGTATAGAGGCTTTGGGTTTAGGCGGTCTTTTAAACGACAACACTGCAACTTCAATAGATTACCAAGCTGCCAAAGCTCTAGTCAGTGGTGAGATCAATACCTATGTAGGTTTTGAATTCGTCATTCTTGAGTCGAGGACTGAGGGTGGTCTAACTGAAGCTGCCAACGTGGTTGACTCGTGGTTCTTCCAACGCCCCGCTGTAGGTTTGGCGATAGGCATTGATATGAGAACGGATGTCGATTGGGTTGCAGAGCGCACATCATGGTTGTGTAACGGGATGCTTAAAGCGGGTTCCGTAGTACGCGATGAAGGCGGTCTGGTTAAAGTCCAATACACCAAGACTGCATAGAGGAGGTATAGATCATGGCTTTTTCAAGAGATGGCTTATGCCGAATCGGTGGGTCAGGTACGGGCGGTGCAACGTGGCAGTATTCAACTGCTGATGCCACTTCAACTGTTACTGCTGATACTAATTACTTTGCTAGTGCGAAAGATGAGTTAAACGCTGGCGATGCGATGATTATCATCGGTACAACTGGAAGTACGCCAACGGGTAGAATTTCCTATGTCGAATCCAATAACGGCACAACAGTCGTTATGGGTGCTGGCATAGTGATAACTGCATAAACCCCAGCTTGGGGGGAGCAATCCCCCCTTTTTTATGGTGAGGTTATGGCAAGTAAACTGAACGTGATTAGTAATGCACTGGTCTTGATTGGTGACTTGCCATTAACTTCGTTGTCGGGAACGACTCGCGCTCACGTTGTCGCAGATAGCCTGTATGACAATACAGTGCAGATGGAGCTATCAAAGTTCCGCTGGAGTTTTGCCCGGAAAAAAGCGCAGTTAAGTTTGGTTGCAGCAACGCCTGTGGGTAATGAGTACGATCATATGTACCAATTGCCAAGCGACATGATGTTCCTGATTAAACTCAATCCGAGTATTAATTATCAGGTCATCAATGGTCAGGTGTATTGCAATTATTCTGGTTCGTTATTCTGCGATTACTCTGCAAACGTGGCTGAGTCTGAATGGCCTGCGTATTTTGCAAAGATGGTGGAATACAAGCTGGCGATGGACTTTGCGCCAAGTATTCGTGACTCGGCTGCATCGATGGAATTGATGGCGGCACAGTATGAGATTGCGTCAAGAATGGCACGTTATACTGATAGCCAACAATCGCCTATTACGCCCCTCCAATCCCGTCCGTTTATTGATGTCAGGTTCTAATGGCCCGGTCATCATTTCTGCAAGCATCGTTCATGTCAGGCGAACTATCGCCTTTGATAAAAGGGCGTGTTGATCTTGATCAATATTATCAGGGGGTACAGCAAGCCAGTGATGTGCTGATTGTTCCCCAGGGTGGTTTAAAAAGACGTTGCGGTACTGAGGTGGTGGCAGAGGCGGTTAATGCGTTAACCCGGAATACAACCACACCGACAATGGCAAACGGTGGCACACCCGGCAACATCAACGATGGCAACCTCGCAACCAATACCACCACTAATGTCATTGGTACGGGTGGCACATCTGGGCAACCAGACTTTGAGATAGCACGTTATGATTTAACGGCTAGTCCCCCGGCTATTTTGTTCATTGATGTTAGAAAGATAAAGACGGTTACGGTTAGCACAACGGTTTGTAATTTAAAGATTCAGAACTCAAGCAATGGCACAGCGTGGACGGATGTGTGTACGTTTGAGGTTAGCAATACTGAACGAACCCTTAGAAGGCGTTTAACTAACGATGGTGGGTCTGGTACTCGGTACTGGCGGTTGGTTAGGTCGAGCGATTCCACCGGTGATCTGGGTTCACAAACAATTAACTTGGCAGAGTTTAACGTCATGGAAAATGGCTCTGCGGGTTCATCCAATAACGTCAAGCTATTTGGTTTTGCTGCGGCAATTGATCGCCAATACCTGTGTGTTTTAACGCAAGACAATTTAGCTATTTACATAGCGGGTGCAAGCACTCTGCATCTAGCAGATGTGATAACGCCTTATAACGCTGCATCGGTGATGGCGGTTCGGGAAGTACAGACCGAGAACGTGATGCTGTTATTCCATGAGGATTATGCGCCTCAACGCATTATTAATAATGGTCAGTCTAACTATGACTCATTTGAGTTAACGGATGTACCATTTTTAAATGTCCCACAGTTTGACTATAACGATGGCAATAGCCCGGTTCCTACGGCTGATGAACAAACCATGACGTTAGCGGTATCGGCAACGGCTCCAGCCAGCACAGCCTGGTTAGCGGGTGATACGTTCCAGATTGATATTGAGGGTGTTGTGTCAACCAATATTACGTTTGCCGGGGATACTACGGCTGACCAACAAGACAGCACGTTATTCAATATACAGAAGGCTATTCAATCAATGCCTGTGATGGGCGAGACCGGAGTGACGGTGACTCGCACAGGCTCACTGACATACAAAATATCAAGTGATGGTGAGTCAGCTAAAGACTTTGAATTGTTTGCCGGGTTTCCCACCAGTGGCACTGCGGCTAAAAAAATAACCTTTGCAAAGAACGTCAACGGTGTACCTAGAAAGGAAGATGTGTGGAGTGCGGGTAGGGGCTATCCCAAGATGGGCGCGTTCTATGTGGGACGCTTATGGCTCGGTGGTACTAAATCAAAAGGGCAGAGTATTTTTGCCAGTAAGTCGGGGTCGTTCTTTGATTTCGATATAGGCGAGGGTGATGATGATGAGGCTATTTTTGTCACCATCTCTGCTAGGACACTTACTGAGATTATTGATATCAATCCAGACCGGGGGTTACAGGTATTTTGTGCCGGGGCCGAGTTCCTGGTGGATGGCATCACGCCTTCGACTGTGGTGATTAAATCGCAGACGCAGCATGGCATATCTGATCTGGAAGTCAGAAACATTGACGGAGCCACATTATTCATCGATGAGAACGGTAAGTCGCTGCGCCAGTATGTCTATGACTATAACGAGGATGCCTATACGTCCACTGATATTTCAGTCTTATCCTCACATTTATTAGTTACTCCGGTTGACTTTGACATCCTGGCAGGGACATCAAGTTCCGATGCGAACTGGGTTTTTATTATTAATTCGGACGGTACTGCCAGTGTATTAAACACACTGAGAAAACAGGACATCAATGGTTATACCAAGTTTACAGCAGCACCAAATCTTGATGAGACTGATGCGGCATTAAAGAAAAGTTATTTGCAAAGCTGCACTGTTATCGACAGTGAAATGTACCAGGTGGTAAAGCGCAGACAGACGAGTACAGGTTGGCGGTTCCTGGTTGAGAAATGGAACTTTGATCGGATGCTCGATGGCTCTTATCGAAAGACTAGCAGTCTGACTAGCATTACGGGTCTTGATGTGTATACCGGGAACAAGCTGGAGGTTATTGGCGAGGTCAGTACAGGTGGTGTGTTACAGGGCCGCATATCGTTAGGTCAAAAGACGGTGGCGGGTGGGACCATTACGTTAACCGCTGATGAGGTAACGAACCTGACTGCGGTTGAGGTTGGTTTGCCGTTCACGCCTACGATTCAACCTATGCCAATTAATACGGATATTGGTGCGGGTCAGAACCAGATGCGTGAGAAAAAGATTGTACGCATGAATATCCGAGTGCATGAAACGTGCGGTATGTATGTAGATGGTAATGCCATTCCGTTTAGAGAGTTTACCGAAGCACATTTGCCTTTGTTGGGTTCGCCTATTCCTCCGTTCACCGGGGTGGTTGAGGATCGCAATGGCGGCAATGGGTGGGGCATTGATGTCAGCCCTGTAATAACTAATCCTGATTCGCAGCCGTTTCATTTGCAGTCAATTTCATTTGAGGTCAGTTCATCGTGAGCGAGATATTAGCGCAGAGTGATATTTGGACTTTTCAGCGTTTGATGGAAAAGGAAGAGCAAGTGGATTTGACGGTGCGTCATCATTTTTCAGATGGCTTGTATATCCGCGAATTGTTTATACCCGCTGGCGTTTGCGTGGTGGGTGCTACGCATAAGACTAGGCATATGTTCATGGTGTTGTCGGGCATTTGCCGGGAGGCTCATCAGTTTGGGCATCAAGAAATGGAAGGGCCGTTTATGGGCGAGACTGAACCCAGCACAAAGCGTGTGATCTATGCGGTGACAGATTGTGTCTGGATGACATTCCATCCCACTGACATTACTGACCTTGATGAACTGGCGAAGGTTTTATTGGAGGAAGATTACAAATGAGTTGGGTTGTTACAGCAATAGCTATTACAGCAACAAGCGCAGTCTATGGCGCAATGGGCGCGAAAGCCAGTGGAAAGGCGCAACAGCAACAATTAGAACTGGAAGCTAAAAGGCGCGAAGAACAAGCGATAGCGGATGCGGCTCAGTTAGAGGCTGAATTAAACGATGCGGCTGCGGCAAGGCGGGTGGCACAAGCCATGTCAGGCGCAAGTGCTGAAGGATCAATGCAAAGTATTAACTTGGGTAACGCTAAAACCCGGTCAGCAATGCGATTAAACCTGGATGCAACGGGATTAGCTGATGCTGCGTCATTACGGTTACGAGGCGCAAATGCGAAGGCTACAGGCGATATTAATGCAGTGGGTTCTATTTTAGGGGGTGCAGCAAATATTGCGATGTTGGGCGCACCGAAGCCTGGCGCACCGAAAACTAAAGCAGCTCCACCGAAGGTAACTTAATGGCTGAACAGCAAATTAAATTTAAAAACCTGTATAGCCCGCGGTCTATTGATACGGGTGGTGCTGAACGTATGCAAGCTCTGCAACGGCTGGCGGGGCAAGTGGGTGACGTTGCGTTTGAGATTGGCAAGCAGAAACGAATAGAGGAAGGCGAGTTAGCCGGGGTTGAAGCTGCGGCAAAGGCAGTTGAGACGGGTGAGTATGAAAAGCCCAGTTCATTTACCTTTTTTGGTCAAGCGGCACAGGATTCGTTCCAAAGAACCTATGCCTCAAAAATTAACAATCAAATGACGCAAGAACTGACCGCTGCCTACGAGGAAAGCAAAGTTCAAGCAAATCCGCTGGAATACTTTGAAGAGGTGACTAATGGCTATAAATCAGGGCTAAATCAGGGCGTTTCAGCCGATTTAAGACCAGTAATGGATGCTACCTATGCATCGGTTCAAAGTACCTTTAAAACGCAATTAATTGGCGATGCAATTAAACGAGAGCAAGCGGATGCAAAAGCAGCTAATGCTCAGTTGTATCAGACAACGCTCGTTCAAGCCCAAGCAGCAGCCTTGGCAGGGGACACTCAAGCGTTGCAGCAATTGCAGCTTAATTACGAAACGCTATTGACTACGGATAATACACTTACAACGCAAGAAAGAATTACGCTGACAAATGACTTTACTTATCAAGTGCAGTTGCAGCAATCAATAGGAGGCGTTAGACAAATTTATAGAGACAAAGGAATAGGCGAAGCTAATGATTTTATTGAAACGATAGAATCTCAAAACCTAGGATTGCAGCCAGGAGAACAAGATAAATTAGTTGATGCTGCGAGGGATGAGCTTACATCCCTTATTAAGTTTGATGATGCAGAGCAAGATCGCCTAGATTACGAAAAAGAGCAGCTTCAAGACGATAATTTTCAACAATTGTTTCTGGGGATGCTTAAAGGAACCACAACGCTTGACAAGGTTTTAAACGCTTCAACTATAGAAGATATTGATAACGATCAGTTTGAATCATTAATTAATGCGTTGCAAAAGCAAGGTACTGGCTTTGATGACCAAACGGTCATGGCTAGTATTGATCAGTTGATTTTGACTGACCCAACAGCCGCATTAAATGCAATAAAACAAGCTAACGGAATTTCACTAACGCAAGGAACAGCAAGCACTTTAATGGTTTCGGCAATGGATCGTGTGTCAAAAGAAAGCATCTTAAATTCGGCTACTGCTAAAAGGTTTAAAAGTAATCTAACGCAAATTATGCAAGTGGCGAAAGATGGGGTTCTTTATTATGACAAGCCAGAGTTAAGCACTGAGATTTCGATGATCTACGATGAGCGGGTTCTTGCTGGTGAAAATCCTAAAATTGTGGCACTTGAGCTTATGGCTGTATTTACTGAGCTAGATGAACCGTTTGAAGATGATCAGCCAATCTATGCGAATTTCAGCAACTTTAAAGAAGCACAAGCCAAACTGGTAGAAGATTACAGAAAAAAAATGGAGGTCGCACAAAAAATTAGAAATGACCAGGAAAGAGAATCGCAGCTTACAACTCTTAAAGATGAAGCAAATGATTTGGAAGAGCGGCTTTCAAAATACTATAAGTCAAAAAGAATAATGAAATCTTATGAAGCAGATTTAAAGCAGTTGAATGATTTAGAGCAAGGCACTCAAGATGAGTAAAGCAGCAGCGACATTAGCAGAAGCGGTTTTGCAGAAGCGGGAAAAGCTAAAGGCTTATCATGGTTCAGCGCATGATTTCGATCAATTCTCTGCTGAGAATATCGGCACTGGCGAAGGCGCACAAGCATACGGTCATGGTTTGTATTTTGCTGAAAATGAAGCAGTTGCAAAAGATTATAGAGATCGTCTAACACCTAGAGACCCTGATTACGAAGAGTGGTTGATGGGTAAATACAAAGATGCTGAAGCGGCCCAAGATTATAGCCGCATGGAAATGTATGAACGAGGGTTGATGCATGACACGCCTCAAGACTTTAGGGATATAGCGTCAGATGCAGATTACGATGATGATTATCGCCAGCTTGCATCTGAGGTTGCGGATGAGATTGAACAATACGGCCCTAATCTTGGAAAAATGTACGAGGTTGAAATTGATGCTTCGCCTGATGAGTTGCTTGATTATGATTTGCCGCTGACACAGCAATCTCAAACAGTCAAAGCGGCCCTTCGCAAAGTAGATGATGATCCAAAGCTAAGTAAACCACTTTATTTGCAAGGAACAATGGAAGATATAATTAATGCCCCGAAACAAAGCGGTGGTGGCCTTCTTTCAAAGTTTCGGACGGAGCTTCGTGGTGATCAGCAAGCGTCTGCATTTCTCAGCAACCTTGGAATTAAAGGTATTAAGTACAAAGATCAATTTTCGCGGGTGGGGAGTGGAGAAACAAATAATTACGTTATTTTTGATGACCGTCTAATAGAAATATCAAAACAGTATGGCGTGTCTATCCCGGTTGCTGGTGCAATTCTTAGTGGCACTATGACCACCAGTGAGGCTAGGGCGCAAGATGATATTACAGGGGAGTTTTTAGAAGAAAGGCAAAATGCCAATGTGTCGTTTGGCGATCAGCTTTTAGCGCAAGTTGAAATGGAACAAGCTGACCAAGAAACAACGCTTTTGGAAAAGGCGGGAGATGCCGCAGAAGTTGTCGGTGATGTGGCTTCTGACGTTGCAAGGGGCATATCTGAAACACCGCAGCAAATAATTGGTGGTCTACTCGATGCTGTGCAAGAAGCAGCCTATACGATGGAGTCAATGTTCCCGGTTGGTGGCATAGCCA